CTACACACATGCCTATATGCCTGAGAGAAGCCTTGAGCCTCGTTGTTTTGTGACGGGTCAAGCTGACGCGGCGCGGCAAGCGTATGAGGCACGTATACAACGTGAGGCTGACTTGCGGAAAATTGATGACGAGTTGGCGGCGTTGGCTGACCTTGACTTGCTTTGACATATAGTGTAACTTACGTAATAACACTTGAAACTTTGTGAAAGTGTTATTACTTAGATACACTTAGCTAGTCCAATGTTGGACCTAACCAAACGGAGTTTGAAATGCAAAATCGTAAAGATGAATTGATACAAACCTTGTGGGATTTGTTCAAGGATGTGCATGGTGTACGTCCTCGTGGCATGGACTATGACCGTTGGTCAGTGACTGACCTTGAGTGGGAAGTAGCTATGCTACAGCAATCCCTTGAGGATGACTTGCGCTGGGAGCGTGAGCAGGAAGACCGTGCAATCAATGCTTGCATGGAATTTGGTGCCAGTGACATAGCTACAGCTATGCGGTGGCTGGAAGAAGCGTATGATATGGAGTGGGTGTAATGACTGACATTGGAAAAACTTTAACTTTGCAAGGCAAAACTAGGCATGGTAAAGAACGTATTGCTACACATGGTGAGCAATGGACAGTGATGCGTGATGATGTGAATTGGCGTGGCAATCCGGCATGGGCTGTTGTATCTATGGATACGACTGACCGGGGTGACTTTAACTCACGTTTAATTTTGAAACAAAATGACCCAGACTTTGAGGTGATAACATGACTTACCAAATCTTAGGCGTTGGCAATAATGCCAAAACAATAAAGGGTGATGGCTCAGAATACGTAACAGCTATCCGCTATCTCAAGCCGTTCAAGTCCGTGTTCAATGGCAAGGTGCATAACCTATGCGCTATGGCTGAGAAAGCGCAGTGCCATGTCGGTTGCCTCAATACGGCAGGCCGTGGTGCTATGAACGCAGTGCAACGTGGCAGGGAACGTAAGACTATGTGGATGCTGTCTGACCCTATCAGGTTCTATGATGCCTTGAATGCTGACATCGCCACGTTCATACGCCGCCAGCGCAAGCAGGGCACACAGCCATGCATACGGCTTGGTGGCACGGATGACAAGGGTGACGCTATCAAGCTGGCTCCAAGCTATCCTGATGCACAGTTCTATGACTACACAAAGGTAGTCAAACGTGCCTATCAGGACTTGCCAGCCAACTACCATATCACACTGTCTTACAGTGAAGCTGATATGGACTATGCTGACCAAGTGTATCAGGCTGTGCTTGACACTGGTGTCAACATGGCTGTGGTGTTTCGTGACAAGCTACCTGCTACGTTCCGTGGCTTGCGTGTCATTGACGGTGACAAGGATGACTTGCGCTTCCTTGACCCGAAGGGTGTGGTCGTTGGCTTGATTGCCAAGGGCAAGGCCAAGCGTGATGACACTGGCTTTGTCATTGACTGATGCGTATCAGACCCATCAATCCTGTGGCGAGGGCAGTGGCACAGTCACGCCGCAGGACAACCGTTGTGCCAGACAAGACCAAATACAACCGTAAAAAGGAACAAGACCGTGAAAACAAAGCACGAAAAAATGACCGCTGAGTTTGACCATGACTGGAATGACGTTAGCGTATTTGAAAAGTTGCCAGTGCGTAAAACTGCTGGCAAGCGTAACGATTGGAAGCGTGACCGCAAAGCGGCTCGTAAAGCAAAGCAATTTATGCAGGAGAAAAACTATGCCTAATAACGATATGTATGGCTGTTCAAGAGAGGAACTGCTAGACGTGTGTGAAAACGCACAGCAACCGTATATGGGTGGACTTACCATGCTGGCTATGTCCATCTTATCTGATGCACAAGAGTGCATTGCCGTGGGGCGTAACGACATGGCACGACAGTTTATTAATCGTGCCAAGTTTGTTATCTCACAAAATGAGTCCAACATTGGACTAACCAACTAACCAACAGAAAAGGAGACTTTATCATGGCTATTAAAACTGTAACTTATCACCAGCGTTCAACAGGCAAAACAGGACAGGTGCTTGCATCACAAGAGATTGAGGCCAAGCTGTCTAAAGTTGAGGCACTCTATCGTGAGTATCACGGCGTGAAGCTGGGGCGTGGCAAGTTCTATGACCTTGCGTTGCAGTATGCCCGTGAATGCAAGTCGGACACAGGTGGCTACCTGCAGTACACGACAGAGGCTATCGCTGGCATCTTCCTTGACCACATGCACAAGGAGCTTGGCAAAGCTGTTAAGCTCAAGGATCGCAATCGTGATTTGTCCATTGAGATTGGTAGCATTAGCGTTAGCAATCTTCGTAAGCTTGCTCGTAATGGTCGGGGTAAAGCCAAAAAGATAGCATGACCAAGTGGGTCTGCTACGAATGTGGTGGCACGAATGTGTGGGAACTCTCGTGGGTTCGTGCCAACCGCATTTCATGGATGCTGATGTGGGATGATGATGTTCATGCCTACACAGATACCTTCCCCACGTCTAACACAAAGTGTATGGACTGTGGCAAATTAGTTGAACTTAAAGAGGAGCAATACGATGTCTAAGTGCATAACTGCACTGTGCGTATACAACCAGATGCCGTGGGACAGTGTGTTCATTGGCGGTTATCTGGTTGTATCTGTAGTCGGAATATGTTATATAATATATAAACTGTATAAGGATGGGTGATATGACTGACCAAAACCAAACAATAGTTGTGCGTGAAATACACACAGGAAAACTATTTGACATGACTATAAAAGAAATGCTTGCACTGGTAAACGAGATGCAACCCTACGACTATCCATACAAACTGGATGAGTGGGAAGAGGGCTGGTATAGTCATTGTGAAGGTGATTATTATGAAATTGTCACATAACTGGAAGCCCACTGAAAAAACATGGGCTGATGCTAAGCTGTATCGCTGTGACCTATACGACACACGTTATCCTGTATGCGGCACACGTCTTGTCTGGGTAGTGGTGGGCAGAAAGTGGGTACGCTTTTGCACACCTATCCAGCATGACAAGTGGCGTATCAGGCGTGAGGAATGGGACAAGATACCACATGAATTATTTGTAAAGGAGATTGATGATGCCTAGATACAAGGTGCGCATAGATTATGAGGTTGAGGTAGAGGCAGAAGACAGTGATGATGCTGAGAATATTGCCGCTGGCATATTTAACTATGCAGATGCTGACTTTGAAACAGAGGAGATTGATGATGACTAGAAAAGAGTTTTGGGAATGGATGCTGACTTGCCCAGCAAAAGAAAATGCTGACCCATCAGGTTGGTTTTTTGCAGATGACATGGGTGATGAGTGCCGTATATTCTTTTACTTTGATGAGGAGAATGATGATGACTAAAACAGAATTACTGCAAGCTATATATCGCCTGACACATGGCACGGGTGTCGTGTATAAAATCATCTATGAAGATTTGGATGAAGGTACAGAATTGACAATAGCTTTCACTGAGTTAAGTGACACACCTACAAACACAACATCTAGTATAGGTGGGTGAGTGATGGCTAAACTTGTGGAACATATTTGCGTATACTGCAAAAGTGTGCAGTACATACCCACACGATTGCGTAACCTGATAGACAAGATGTATTGTTATGTATGTGGTAAGCGCATTGAGGAAAGAATACCCAAGTATCTGGGTGGAAAAAAGGAGATTGATGATGACTGACAATTACGACAGTGGCTTTGACCTTGTGTTATCTGATGATGAAAAAGACCAGTTAATACATTACTACAGGACAGAGGCATACCCCGATTGGATAGCCAACTGGCTACCAACAGATGTAGACCCAAGCACAGGATTATACACTGATGAATCTGAGTACGCTGGCGAGGAGTACGAAGAGATGCATTACGATGGCATCCAGTTTGAGGACAGCGACAGAATGTTTGACCTGTGTATGCACTTTGTTGATGGCAAAGTGTGGGTTGATGTTTATGAATGTGATTGGGAAGGTGATAACTGGACTACTAACTGCCGCCATAGCTGGACACTGACAAAGGAGATTGATGATGCCTAGATACGAAGTAACCCGAAGCTATACTGTTATCTGCGTTGCTACAGTTGAAGCTGATACGCATGACCATGCAGAGGAAATAGCTTGTGATTCTGGTGACATACACTGGAAGGAATATGATGGTGACTATGATACCGAAGTATATGTAGAGGAGATTGAAGATGCGTAACACATACAAACTAATCATGGATAGTAGATACAATCCGCTGTCCAACATACCTGACGCAAACACAAGGCACATGGTCATGCAGATACTTGCATGGATGTGGTGCATTATCTTCTCCATGTGGGTAGGCTCTGTCGTTGTGTTCGGTATCAGTGCCGCACTACATGCCTTGCTGATAGCTGGTGTGTTCATTACGGCTGGTGTATTTGAAACAGCCAAGCGTAAGCCGCAGTATTTTGGTGGGCTTGGCAGGGGCGATGGGGGTGAGCATGAGTAAGATATGGCACAAAGTGAGATATTATTATCTCACGCATGATGACATTGAAATGTTCTTGTTCTTTTGCATCTTTGCATTTTTAGGCTGGGCAGGTTATCATGCCATAGCTGGTATCATAGAAAGGATAATAGGATGAATGGTGTAGCAGTTATTCTTGCCTGTGTAGGCACAATCAATACAAGCACAGTAGAGTTAGATGTGTGGTCTGGACATGCGTGGATGTCGCAGTGTCACATGGCATCTACCGTGCGTAGCTTTGACTATCCACAGCAACAATGCTTTTGCATAGAAAGGAGTGATGACGATGTACATAGACCCAATATACCCGGACAAGGCCAGTGATAAACGACTGGTTCATGTAGCAGACGAGAAGCGTAGGCTCATGCGTGAGTTTGGTGACTTGGTATTTGAAGAGGCAGACCAAGCCCTGATAGATGCCAAGCACAAAGAATACATGGCTATGAAACAATTAGACAAAGAGGGTGTCACTTTAGTGACCAAGTTTTAAAATGGAAATAGCAATAATTATAACGCTGATACAAATACTGTATGCAATTAATAGTTGACATATATTTTTTTGCGTGATACAACTCACACAAGATAATCGTCAGTTGACATGAAAGGAGACTATAGAATGGAAATAACATACGAAGAGAGACTTGAATTTCTCAATGCTCACAATGACTTAAAGAATATAATTCAGACACTATATGAGTGTCAAGATCTGTGGATGTCTGATGTGGGCAAGCTAGAAAAAATGGAGTGCCTCATGCACAGAGTGCTAAAGTTTGTGCCGCAAGAGGACGATGAGGGTAGACCAAAGCACTATGCAGATTGGGTGCTTGCTGATGATAACAACGAGGAAGGAGAATAGATATGCCATTTGATATTCCAATGAACATGATGATCCCAGAAGAACTAAACTTTAAGCCTGTGTTTGAGCCTACCAAGGTGAAGGACAAGAAATATGTTATCAATGGTAACACAGGTGACTATATCGGTGTGGTGGGTGACACGTTCAACTGTGCCAGTCACGCTGATTTCTTTGAGGGTGTGCATGATACCATCACAGAGAACCTTGGTGATGCAGAGTGCGAGGGCATGAACATGAAGTGGAGAATTGCCCGACAGAACGCATGGGCTATGCTTGACATGACCCTGCCTAACGTGACTGCTCGTATTGAAACAGACAAGCACAGTACCACTATTGCACAGCGTATCATTGCTTTGCATGGTATTGATGGTAGCTGTTCCAACCAGACATACTTTGGTGCTATAGATTTCTTCTGCACCAACGGCATGATTCGTGGTGAGCATGACAAGGTGCGCCGGAAGAACACTGCTAACTTTAGCATGGCTAGGTTTATTCGTGACCTGCGTGAATCTACGCAGTCATTCTATGCACAGTCAGAGCGTCTACAAGGCTGGGCTAACAAGCCACTGTATGTTGGTGACGTTAAGTCTATGCTTGAGACTCTGCTAAAGTCTGATCGCACTGCAGAAAAGATGCTTGCCTTGTATAACCAAGAGGCATCAGTTCGTGGTCAGAATGTCTGGGCTTTGTACTCTGCGTTTACTAACTATGCAAGCTATGCTGATGATCGTAACGGTTTCACCCTGCGTAACACTGGCAAGGATACTAACGCAGTGTCTATGTTCCAGCGTGAGAGCAAGGTGTCACAGTGGATTGACAGCAAGCCATTCAGGGAGTTGATTGCAGCATGAACACCGTGAAACATCTTGTGGATAAATACTATAATTCCAATGATTTCAAGATGTTACGAAGCAGAACTAAGAAAGACTATCAATACTTTCTTAGTGTCATGGTGGCTGATTTTGGCTCTGTGAATTTTTGTGAACTCACAAGTAAGCAAGCCAAACATGCATACGAAAAGTGGGTTGAGCGAGGCATCAGTCTCGCCAACCACGTCTGCACTGTATCATCCATCTTGTTTCGTTACGCTATTGAGATGGAGTATACGCACGTAAATCCATTCGCAAACATCAAACGAAAGACACCACCACAGCGTAAAGTTGTGTGGACTGACGATGATGTGCGTCAATTTCTTGACACTGCCTACAGTGAGTTTCAATACCGTAGTATCGGATTGATAGTTCACATGGCGTATGATTGGTGCCAGCGATTGGGTGACATGCGCCTACTTACATGGGATAACATAGACTTTGAGGCTAAAAAACTATATCTTGAGCAATCAAAGCGTAGGGCAGAGGTAACTTTGCCTATACAAAATGATCTGCTTGAGATGCTGACACAGCAGGAGCAAGACTTTGGCTTTCAACAGTACGTTGTTCCCCGTACAACGCCCGTACACGGGCAGTACGAGCCGTATAGTATGGAGAGACTGTCCAAAGCTGGACGGGCTGTCATGCGAGAAGCTGGGCTGTCTGATGAACTACGCCTGATGGACTTGCGGCGCACTGGTACAACACAAATGGTTGAAGCTGGTGTGCCTATGGGACAAATCATGTCGGTTACAGGACACAGTAATCCACAGTCAGTAAAACCTTACATGAAAAATACATACGAAAGTGCAAATAATGCATTGACTGCACGTAAATCGTATGGTAAAAGCACTTAACTGCCGCAAAGGAGAGTGATATATAATGAATAATATATATAACATTATAAGTGATTTAGAATTACCTAATGGACATACTAAACGTATGGATTGTCCTAACTGTGGTGGTAAGAATACTTTCACTGTAACTAACAATCTTGGTAGTCTTGTGTGGAACTGCTACAAAGTATCTTGTAATGTTCGTGGTGGTAATCGTGTGCATCTAACTGTAGATGACATACGTGCTGGTATGGGTAATGCACAACAGTTTGCTGAAGAAGAATTTAAGTTGCCTGACTACATTGTACCACATAGAAATACAAATGATGTCTTACAGTTTTGTTGTAGCTATCAGCTTGACCCAAATGAGTTGGGTGTGTTATACGATGTGAAAGAAGATAGGGTTGTGTTCCCCATATCACACAACGGTAAACTTGTAGATGCTATAGGGCGAGCATTGGGCAAGCGTTTACCAAAATGGAAAAGATATGGAAAAAGTGGCTTGCCATATGTGTATGGTTGTGGTAATGTCGCAGTAGTTGTTGAGGACTGTGTGAGTGCAGCCGTTGTTGGTTACGGTTCCTTTGTCGGGGTTGCACTTCTTGGCACCTCTTTACAGGAAGTGCATAAAGGGTATCTTGCACAGTTCTCAACAGCAGTCATAGCGTTAGACCCCGATGCGCTACCGAAGACGCTACAGATGGCGAAGGAACTACGTGGTCATGTAAACGATGTTCGTGTACTACGTTTGAATGACGATTTGAAATATCGTAACCCGACAGATATGGAGAAGCTAAATGGAATTATCAATCATTAGAAGTCTGATGGACAAGTCATTCTACGATGACCATCGTGGTAGCAAATGCCCACCACGTTTGTTCAGCAAGGATGCACGTAAGATCAAAGAATCTATTGACACTGCTATGGACAGGTATTCGCGTACAGTCACGCCAGATGAGGTAGAGGCATTGTTCATGGCTAATAACCCCACACTTACTACGGCACAGAAGCAAGGCTATTCTTCTATGTTTGCTACGATCAAACGTGAGGAGCCAATGGGCAGTGACGTGGCACAAGAAGTGTTGTCCAAGCTGTTTCAACAGGTTGTGGGCGAGGATGTTGCCAACATAGGATTTGATATGGTCAATGGTGATGCGTCTACGCTAGAGCGTTTACGCAACCTGCTTGAGCAGTATGGTGATGACTTCATACCCAATATGAATATTGAGTGGGAAGATATTAGCATTGAAGCTATCATGGCGGCTGCAGAACTAGAAGCCAAGTGGAAGTTTAATATACCGTCTGTCGTGCGCAAGATAGAGGGTGTGAGTGGTGGACACTTGATTGAGGTAGGTGCTAGACCTAATGTGGGCAAGACATCCTTCCATGCCAGCTTAATTGCAGGGCCGGGCGGCTTTGCACATCAGGGTGCGCAGTGCATTATCTTGTGTAACGAAGAGTCTGGTAAGCGTGTAGGTGAACGGTATCTGAACGCTGCCTCTGGCATGTCTCGTTACGAAATAAGTGATGAGTTCACCAAGGCATCCGCTAAGTATTACCCTATATCACAGAACATCAAGATCAAAGAATGTCAGGGCAGAGACATGGCTTGGGTAGAGTCTGTCTGTAAATCCTACAGACCTGACATACTTGTGTTAGATATGGGTGATAAGTTCAGCGCAGGTGGGAACTATGCACGTCCAGATGAAGCACTAAAGGCTTGCGCTATCTATGCAAGACAGATTGCCAAGACCTACGACTGTGCTGTGTTTTACATGTCACAGCTATCTGCTGATGCAGAAGGTCGTGCGCAGTTAAATCAGAGCATGATGGAAGGTAGCCGCACAGGTAAGGCAGCAGAGGCTGACCTTATGCTACTGATAGGCAAATCACCCTCTGTAGAGGGACAGGAAGAAGAAAGCCCCCTGCGCCACATTAACATTGTCAAGAACAAGCTCAACGGCTGGCATGGCATGGTGAACTGTGAGCTTAACTACCTTACCGCGAGGTACGAAGGATGAGTCAGCTAGATTTCTTCCGTGACAATACTATTGAGGATCTGTGTGAGGATGGTCTTGTCTGTATAAAATGTGACATAAGACAACCTATACAAAACTTTCAGCAGATGTCTTATACAAAGACGGGAGAAGCTGAGATAAAAAGGACTTGTAAATCTTGTCAGAAAGGACACCGACAAGTCATAGCTGACTTGAGAAAAGAAAATATGTATCCACAAGAGGCAAGCTATGCATGTCCTATTTGTACGCGCACGATAGATGAGGTAAATAAGTACGGACAAAAGTTGCTGGGAACTTGGGTGTTAGATCACTGTCACGACACCAACACGTTTCGTGGTTACATATGTAAGCATTGTAATGATGGTCTGGGTGGGTTTCGTGATGACTTGACAACAGTTAAGAATGCTGTTAAGTATCTTGAAGAACATAAGGAGAAGCTAAATGAAACTGACACTTGATATTGAGAACACAGTCACGAAGCGTGATGGTAAGATGCATCTTGATCCCTTTGAGCCAGAGAACTCACTAACCATGATTGGTGTGTTGACTGACCAAGACGTGGAGCGACACTTCCCATTTGACCATTGCGACGTACCTAATCAACAACATTTCTACGAGCAGGTGCAATGGTTCTTAGACGAAGCTACCATACTTATCTGCCACAATGCTGCGTATGATTTGATGTGGCTGTGGGAGTCGGGCTTCAAGTATGATGGTCCTGTCTTTGACACTATGCTTGCGGAGTATGTGCTACAGCGTGGTATAAAAGAGCCGTTGTCCCTTGAGGCATGTGCGGAACGATACGAGTTGGACACTAAGAAACAAGATACGCTGAAGGAATATTTTAAGAAGGGTCTTAGCACTCGTGATATACCGTATAATGAGTTGTGTGAATATCTTTCTGCTGATCTACATGCTACGCAACAGCTATCAAATAAATTGGTGCAACGTCTATATTCACCAGCAGATGCAGGTTTAATGGACACGGTTAACCTGACTAATCAGGTCGCTGTATGCCTTGCACGTATATATCAGCGTGGTTTTACTGTAGATAAGTCGGCACTTGAAACTGTGCGTGGTGAATTTGAACAAGAAAGAAAGCAGCTTATAGATGACCTGCAAGCACATGTTCGTAAGCTGATGGGTGATACCCCTATAAATCTTAATAGTCCAGAGCAACTGTCTTGGGTTATATACAGCCGTAAGGTTAAGGATAAACAGCATTGGGGTAATGCTATTGATCCATACATGGATGATCAAGACTTCCGTAGTTTAATATCCGGTGGCACTGAGCGTGTGTACAAGACACGTGCGGAGCAATGCCGTGACTGTAACGGCACTGGACAGATTAGAAAGGTAAGGAAAAATGGAACACTCTTTGCTAACACAAATAAATGTCCACGCTGTGGTGGGCTTGGTTATTTGCTTGTGGATACTACAAAATTGGCTGGACTAAAGTTCAAGCCCCCGTCATCTAAGTGGTCAAGTGCAAATGGCTTTAGTACATCCAAACAAAATTTGGAAATATTAGAGTCTGCTGCAAGACAACGTGGTATGGACGATGCTGTTGACTTCTTGTACAAGGTGCGCAGACTATCTGCTGTAGATACATACCTATCCTCTTTCATTGAGGGTATCCAGATGTACACTAAGCAGGATGGTAAGTTGCATGTACGCCTATTGCAGCATCGCACGGCTACTGGACGTTTCTCTGGTGCAGAACCTAATATGCAGAACATGCCTCGTGGCGGCACGTTTCCTGTTAAGAAAGTATTTGTGTCACGATTTGCTGGTGGCAAGATTATGGAAGCTGACTTTGCACAGCTTGAGTTTAGGACTGCTGCCTATTTATCACAGGATGAGGTTGCAATAAATGAAGTATCTACTGGATTTGATGTACACTCATATACCGCTAAAGTTATTACCGATGCTGGTCAACCTACGGATCGCCAGACTGCGAAGGCTCACACGTTTGCACCGCTTTATGGCGCAACGGGCTTTGGGAGAACAGCAGCGGAAGCAGAGTATTACACACACTTTACAGACAAATACAGAGGAGTCGCAGAATGGCACTCCCGACTGGCTAAAGAAGCTATAAACACACGTAAGATTACGACACCAAGTGGTCGTGAGTTTGCGTTTCCAGATGTAGTGCGCAAAGTAAATGGTCGTGTGTCACACTTTACGCAGATAAAGAACTATCCTGTACAGTCTTTTGCTACTGCAGACATAGTGCCTATCGCTTTATTGCACATAGATAACTTGTTATCTGGAATGAAATCATGTATAGTAAATACAGTGCATGACAGTATTGTTATTGATGTGCATCCAGATGAAGAAAGGAGTGTTATCAATATAATAGATCAAACTAATAAAGAACTACCTCAACTAATCACATTACGGTGGGGTATTAAATTTAATGTTCCTCTACTTTTAGAGGCAAAAATAGGACCAAATTGGCTTGACACCAAAGACGTATCCTGATATAACTATGGGCCTACAATAAGAAAGGAGTTAATATATGACTGACATTACTACTATTGATACTAACAACTTTGCTGAAATGGCAAAGGCTATGGGCATGGCTAATGAAACTGCTTCCCAAAAGAAGCAGGGCATGTTCTTATCTAGACTACGCATACAGCACTCGCCTATTCTTGGCTCTGAGTCTATCTTAGTTAAGGCGGGTACATACAAGCTGGAGATTCCAGACGGTCCAACTTACTACGCAGACTCTGCTGTAATTCGTCCGTTTCTGCAACGCTTCATGTACAAGAAGTTTGTCATGGGACAGGGTGGTTCACCTAATCGTTACGTCAAGACTGTTATGGCTGATACGCTAAACATGGACTTGAAAGACAATGACGGTGGCTTTAACTGTGGAAAACCTGCAGGTTGGATACAGGACTACAAGTCCTTACCTGAAGCTACTAAAGACTTAATTAAGTCTATCAAGCGTGTGCGTGTAGTCTTAGGTGCTATTCGCTTGGTGAATCCTAAAGATGAGAGTGGTAAACCTGTAGAAGAAACCACTAGCAACTTTATCTGGGAAATAGAAAACCGTGATGCGTTTAAGACTGTGGGTGGTGTATTTAATCAGCTTGCTAAGATGAAGCGTTTACCTGTGCAGCATAACGTAACCCTGAATACTGAGGAGCGTAAGTTGCCTAATGGTAATAGCTTTTACTTGCCCACCACGTCTTTAGACATCACCAATTCTATTGAGTTGACTCAAGAAGACCAGACTTTGTTTGGTGATTTCATGGGTTGGGTTTCTAACTACAATGAGTATATCATCAATGCATGGACAGAGAAGTCTTCTAGAGTAGAAGATGATGACGATCTTGATATGCAATTGAATGACCTCATTGATATTGAGGAAGGAGAGGTAGCATAATGAAACACCCTGCTGAACTGGCGTTACATCAATACATGGAAAACGCTGTAAAAGGTAAGTCATCTATGGCTGATGATACCATTAAACAAGTAGCGTCTGACGTGGCCTTCGCACTAAAGCGTCAGTTCGGCGGGGTCAACAAGCGTGACAAGTTTGGTCTGCGTATGTCTAATGTAGGTAGGCCAACTTGCCAACTCTGGTATGACAAGAATAAACCAGAGGCAGCTATACCCCTACCAACCAC